TGGGATATATTAAAAGATAAATATTATAGTTTGGTTGGGTCAGACGAAGATGCCTTAAGCCTATTTTACCCTATGTTGGATAAGCCAAAAGAAATAGGTTCTGGTATTAAAGACTATGTAAAAAATTATTTGGCCTCCTCGTCGCCTCTTAAAGCTCAAGAGGAAATAGCTAGGTTAGAGTCTGACTACCCATCGAATGATGTGCAATATGAAGATTATTTAGATAGTCAGGATACTGGACTTACAACAACTTTTCTTATTGACGATGACTATGTAGGGGACACGCTGGGTAAGTTTAATTATAAAACAGATAATGAGGGGAATAGAGTAGTTATAGATGACTATGATTTCCATAATGAAACGCAGGAAAAGTACATAGACGAGTATGAAAAAATGGGGCCCTTAGAGAAACTTGTTCAGGTAGCAAAACGGGGAGGGGTTCGGGTTGTTTATGGACAAGGTATAAAAGGTGTGGCGCAGTCAATAGGTAACGCCTATATTGGTAGGGATGGGCGTAAGGTAAATATTAAATACGACCCAGAAGCTATGGCTTCCGGGGGTGTGGTTATAGACGATAATAACCCGGCGAAACGTAGGAGACTTATATAGTGGCTATTGTAAAAACGATATATCCAGACCCCCTGAAAGACGAGGGCATAGGGGAAGACCCTATTGAGATAGATGACGATTCAGAACTTACAACAACTTTCGAGATTGCCGTTGAAGATGAGGACGGAGACCTTGAAGTTATTCTCGGTGGCGAAGAGGATGAGGAGCTACCAGAGGATATTCCGTTCGATGCTAATTTAGCGGAATATATGGATGAAAGTCAGTTGCGAGAGCTATCCACTGACTTGTTAGAGGCTTACGAGGGAGATGTTTTATCCCGCAAAGATTGGATTGAAACCTATGTAGAAGGACTGGATTTATTGGGTTTGAAGCTTGAAGAACGCACAGAACCATGGGAAGGCGCTTGTGGAGTGGTACACCCCCTACTAAGCGAGGCATTAGTAAAGTTTCAAGCCGAGACCATGATGGAGACGTTTCCGTCAGGTGGGCCGTTGAAAACTAAGGTGATAGGCAAAGAGACAAAGGAGAAGCTGGAGGCGGCGAAACGGGTTAAGGAGGATATGAATTACCAGATATTGGACACAATGGTTGAGTACCGGCCGGAGCATGAACGCATGCTATGGGGATTGGGCTTAGCAGGGAATGCGTTTAAAAAATTATACTTTGACCCAGCTATGGATAGGCAGACGGCGTTATATATACCCGCAGAGGATGTGGTTGTTCCCTACGGTGCCAGTAACATTGAGACTGCTGAGCGAGTGACGCATATTATGCGGAAAACCGCTAATCAGGTTAAGAAGCTGCAGAATGCAGGGTTTTATTTGGACGTAGAGTTAGAGGAGCCTACGAACACTTTGGATGAGGTGGAGAAGAAAATAGCTGAGAATATGGGGTTTTCTGCTACTTCTGATGACCGCCATAAGTTGCTGGAGATGCATGTGCATCTTGAGTTGGATGACTTTGATGATAATGACGGTGTGGGGCTTCCATACGTAGTTACGCTAGAGAAAGCCAGTATGAACGTGCTTGCTATTCGGCGGAATTGGCGGGAAGAAGATGAAAAGAAGGCGAAAAGGAACCATTTTGTACATTATTCGTATATTCCGGGGTTTGGGTTCTATGCGTTTGGGTTAGTTCATCTAATTGGGTCTTTTGCCAAGGCAGGAACGTCGATAATTCGACAGTTGGTGGATGCTGGTACGCTATCTAACTTACCCGGAGGCTATAAAACACGAGGGTTACGCATAAAAGGGGACGATACCCCCATACACCCAGCTGAGTTTCGGGATGTGGATGTGGTAAGTGGTACGATTCAGGACAATCTGATGACGCTACCCTACAAAGAGCCGAGTCAGGTGTTATATACGCTGCTACAGGGCATAATTCAGGATGCTAGGCAGTTCGCCAGTGCCGCAGACCTTAAAATCAGTGATATGTCATCTCAATCTCCGGTTGGGACTACTTTAGCAATACTAGAGCGGTCTTTGAAGGTTATGTCGGCTGTTCAGGCGCGGATACACTATTCCATGAAGCAGGAGTTTAAGCTGCTGAAGGATATTATTCGTGATTTTGCTCCGGACGAATATAATTTTGACCCTACTGAGGGGGAACGGTTTGACCGGGCGGAAGATTATGAGGTTACAGAGGTGATTCCTGTAAGTGACCCGAATTCTGCTACCATGGCCCAAAAAGTCGTGCAATATCAAGCAGTTCTACAGCTTGCGGAGACAAAACCTGACATATATGACACCCCGTTCCTACATAAAGAGATGTTGGACATACTGGGTATTAAGAATGTTAATAAAATAATTCCAACGGAAGACGACCAGAAACCTCAGGAACCAGTTTTTGAGAATATGAATGTGCTTAATAGTAAGCCTATTAAGGCGTTTTTATATCAAGACCATGAGTCTCATATAATAGTACACACTTCTATGGTACAAGACCCGAAGATACAACAGATGGTTGGGCAGAGTCCGAATGCGAATTCGATAATGGGGGCTATGACAACACATATAGCGGAACATTTAGCGTTTGCTTATCGTAAACAGATTGAAGACCAAGCGGGTATACCGTATCCAGCACCAGATGCAGTTATGGATGAGGATACCGAATTGCAGGTATCTCGACTGGCAGCACAGGCAGCGCAACAGGTTCTTGGCAATAGTAAAGCTGAAGAGGCCGCTAAGAATGCTCAGGAAGCGAAGGATGACCCAATCGTGCAAATGCAGCAAAAGGAACTGGCCATAAAAGAAGGGGACCTTGAGGCTAAGAAAAAGAAGATTATGGTTGATGCTGCAGCTAAAAGGGATGAAATCGCTTCAAAAGAGCGTATAGCGGGCATGACTATAGGACAGAAAACTGCTTCCGAGAAGGAAAAGAACAAAATAAAGGGTATGGAACTGGGCATTGAAGTGGCCAAAAACGCCCGTGACGAAGATGAGCGCATGCTTGACAAAACAGGTATTTTTGATAACAACAAACCGGAGAAACCGGAAGGAGAGAAGTAGATGTCATCGCAACTACTACACGCAGTAAAAGAGAAAAATGACGCAGAAATAGTGCGTATGGGGGACGACCTCGCTTTGGGGAAAGCCAAAGATTATGCTGACTATAAGTTTGTCTGCGGGATAGCTCGGGGGCTTATGGTGGCGAATAATCATTTATTAGAACTGGATATTGCCCTAAGGGAGGACGAAGATGTTGAATAGTACAGCGAGTGCGGCGGAAACCCGCATAATAACTCCATCGCATATTAATCGGGAAGATGAAGCTTTACCGGATGAGGATAAAGCTCGGCAATTACCTGACCCATCTGGATACCACATACTATGTGCAGTACCAGTAGTTGAGGATACGCATGAGGATGGGGTGATACAGAAAGCGGATATAACGATTAAAAACGAGGAGATTCTGACTACTGTACTATTTGTAGTGGCGTTAGGTCCGGACTGTTATAAGGATAAAGATAAGTTCCCTTCTGGTCCATGGTGTAAGAAAGGGGATTTTATCCTTGTACGACCACATGCTGGCTCACGCCTTCTTATCTATGGTACAGAAATGCGATTAATTAACGATGATACCGTTGAAGGGACTGTTCAGGACCCCAGAGGTGTGCGTCGCCTATGATTTGTTCTGAAGGGGGTACCGCTAAAGCGGATAACATACAAGTAGTCCCCGGAGTATGGAACCAAAGAAAGGGGACACAAACAGCACGATTTTTTAATAAATAGCCTACAAAGGAGGCACAAAATGAGTATACCCACAGAAAAAAATGATATCGACGATATCGAAGTAGAAATAGAAGAAAACGAAGAGCAGCTTGAGAATATCATTAAGGAAGCAGACGATACTCCGGTAGAAGATAGGGGTAAATCTCCTATGCCGGAGGAAATCGTACAGGAGTTAGAAGCTGATGAGTTGGAAGAATATTCCGGTAAAGTTAAGCAACGCCTCAAACAAATGAAAAAAGTTTGGCATGATGAACGCCGTGCTAAAGAAGAGGTAGAGCGACAGCAGGCGGAGGCGTTAGGTTTTACAAAACACCTTCTAGCAGAGAACCGGCAGCTTAAAAGTAGATATGCTTACGGAGAGAAAACCCTTGTAGAGACCTATAAAGGTGCGGCCGAGCTTGAATTAGGGAATGCAAAGCGGGCCTATAAGGAGGCGTATGATTCTGGGGATTCCGATAAAGTTGTGGAGGCTCAGCAAGCCCTAAACGAGGCTAATACTAAAATCGCCCGAGCAAATAGTTATACTCCTGCTTTACAAGAGGAAGAGAATGCTGTATATAATAGGGAGGCTCCAGAAACTCCTGATGCCAAAACATTAGCGTGGCAAAAACGCAATAGTTGGTACGGGGATAAGAAGGAGCCAGAAATGACCGCTTTAGCGTTGGGGTATCACCAAAAGCTCGAACACGAAAGAGGTAAACAGTACGTAGGTACTGACGATTACTGGAACGACATTGATTCTGTAATGAGACAGCGTTTTCCGGAGAAATTCGAGGAAACAACGAGTGGTAGGGGCGGCAAGCCTACTAGTCGCACCGTCACAAAGCCTGCCAGTGTGGTAGCTTCGGCATCACGAAGTACGGGGTCCAACCGCATCGTACTTAAGAGGTCGCAAGTAACCCTTGCAAAGAAACTTGGCATATCTCCAGAAGAGTATGCTAAAGAAGCTTTAAAATTGGAGAACCAAAATGGCTAATGACAAACGACTTGCTCGCGCAACTAAAACTCGTGAAACTGATGAACGACCTAGGCAATGGCAACCGGCGCAGTTACTACCGGAACCGGATAAACAACCGGGCTATGGCTATAGATGGGTTAGGATTGCTACGCTGAATAGCGCAGACCCCCGTAATACTTCCTCTAAGATGAGGGAAGGATGGGAGCCTGTAAAAGCAGAGGAACAACCTGACATGCAGCTGTTAATAGAAGATAGCGGGAAATTTCCCGGCTGCGTTGAAATTGGTGGATTAGTATTATGTAAGATGCCTGATAGCATGATTAAGCAACGTGAGGAATATTTTGCGGGGCAAACCAAAGCACAGATGCAAGCTGTAGATAATACTCTAATGCGAGAAAACGACCCTAGGATGCCGATTTTCAAAGAATCGAAATCTACATCTTCACGGTCTTTCGGAACTGGTGATAAAGGTTCTTAACGTAATCTGATGTAAGGAGAAAAATTATGGCTTCCGCCGCAACCCCATACGGGTTAAAACCCGTAAAGCGTTTCGATGGCCTCCCCTATGCAGGAGCCACGACCACGTATCTTATTGACCCTGCTGGGGAAAGTACTAATATCTATACAGGCTCTATTGTTATTCTAGGGGCTGATGGATATGTAGCTATTTCCACTGCAACGGGCTCTGACACTACTACCAATAACCTTGGTGGGAGTTCTATTGGTGCTCTAGGTGTCTTCATGGGATGTTCTTATGAGAATGCATTTGGTAGACAGTATGCTAATTACTACCCTTCCGGGCAAAACTACAACTCCACCAAAATTGAGGCGTATGTTGTGGATGACCCCTTCGTGTTATTTCAAGCTCAGCTTGATGGTACCGGTACCCAAACTATTATAGGCACTAACACATTGCTTCCAACCGTTCAAAGCACCAGTACAGGTAGTACGGCTACTGGGCTTTCTAATACGGCTTTGGATGCAACTGTTCAAACAACCACTTCAGCCTTTCGTATTGTAGCGCATGTATCGCCTGCTTCGGATGACTATGTGGATGTGTTAGTCGCATTTAATGCTCTCGGTCACAGATATACCAACAGCGTTGGCTTATAGGAGAATAGATAATGGCTATTTCAAGAGCACAATTATTGAAAGAACTCCTTCCCGGCTTAAATGCGCTGTTTGGATTGGAGTATAAAAAATACATTGAAGAGCATAAGGAAGTTTTCGAAGCTGAACACTCCGAGCGTTCTTTTGAAGAGGAAACGAAGTTATCAGGTTTTGACGCTGCCCCGGTGAAAGATGAGGGCGGTGCTATTTCGTATGATAATGGACAAGAAGCTTGGACGGCTCGCTACAACCACGAAACTATCGCTTTAGGTTTCTCTTTAACAGAGGAAGCTATTGAGGATAACCTGTATGACTCTCTGTCTACTCGTTATACGAAAGCGTTGGCTCGTGCTATGGCGTATACCAAGCAAACCAAGGCTGCTGGTGTTCTTAATAACGGCTTTAGCTCAAGTTATAAGGGCGGAGACGGCGTAGAACTGTTTAGTAGGCTGCACCCACTAGTTAGTGGTGGCAATAACGCGAATGAACCCGCTACACAAGTTGATTTGAATGAGACCTCTTTGGAGGCCGCATGTATTCAGATTTCCAAGTGGACGGATGAGCGTGGCCTGTTAATCGCAGCTAAACCTCAGAAAATGGTTATCCCTACTGACTTACAATTTGTGGCGACTCGTTTACTCGAATCTCCTCATCGAGTAGAGACGGCGGATAATGACATTAGCGCGATTCACGCGAATAGTGTTGTTCCGAAGGGATACTGTATTAACCACTACCTGACGGATACCGATGCTTGGTTCCTGACTACTGATTGTCCGAATGGCTTGAAGCACTTTACTCGTGCTGCCATGAAGAACAGTATGGACGGCGACTTTGATACCGGTAATGTTCGTTATAAGGCCCGTGAGCGATATAGCTTTGGTTGGTCTGACCCCCTTGGTGTTTGGGGAACCTCTGGTGGTGCGTAACCACTGGTAAGTAACGTAGCCCCCTTCATTGGGGGCTGCTTTTATAGACCGCTGAAAAACGCGGGTTGACTCCCAGACATGGGAAGGAGTAAATAATATGGCTACAGGTACACATTTCACAGGTCCAATCTACTCCGTAAACGGGTTTAATCCCGGTACGGGTTCTACCGAAGCAATAACTGCGACAAAGACTTTGGTCGCCGAGGATAACGGGAAAACTTTTATTCTTAGTGCCGCTGCTGGTGTAACAGTAACTCTACCTGCATTGACTGCTGGTATGCAGTTTAAGTTCGTAGTTGGTTTAGCTTTCGCTACTACTAACTGGGTTATTGATTCTGCTGAAGGAGATAATATTAATGGATTTATAATCGTTGATGATGCGGCTATTGTTGCTTCTGGTGAAGACCAGATTAATTTCGTAGCTTCTGCGGAGACTATAGGTGATTACTGCACTTTAATTGCGGATACCACAAATAGTCAATGGATTGTACACGGACACGGTGAAGCTACAGGTGCGATGACTGTAACAGACCCAAGTTAATAGTTGTATAACCCCCTGAAATATGGGGGTTAGTTTTACGAATAACGAATAACGAATAACGAATAACGAATAACGAATAAGGAGTAACGAATAATGAAAGATTTTGTAATTGATGTAGACCCAGCCAATGTAGACCCTGACGGTCTATGCGACGGTAATTCAAGTGCTATAACCCAACTGTTGATTGATGGAGCCTTATCTGCGGGAGAGGACCTTGACGGTTTGGCCGATGGCAACTCAAGTGCAGGTGCATCGGTAACTCTGGATGGAGCCTTAACTACAACTGAGGTATATACTGACCGTACTGGTATCCTTCGACATATTTACATATTAGATGCCGGTGGAGACGACCAATCTGGTGCTACGTATACTATTGTAGGGACAGATGTAAGAGGGGATTTTTTAACCGAAGCTCTTACTGGTCCTGCGTCGGGGCTATTCGTAGTTTCCGTTAATAGATATAAGACCGTTTCCTCTATTACTATAGCTTCTCCTGCAGCAGGTTCAACAGTTGATATAGGTGTCTTGGGGCATTTCACATCTGCGGATGGTTTAGCCCACCGATTAAATTTTATAAGTAGTGCTCATGACCAATCAGGTAATACTCTTACGATTACTGGTACTGACGCAGATGGTAGGGTACAGACTGAGTCCTCACTTACTGCTCCCGGGTCTGGCGCGACTGTAGAGTCAACTAAATATTTTCTGACTGTTAGTAATATAGTCCTATCTGCTGGTACTGCAGCTTCTACGCTTGATATTGGTACAGTTGATGAGGCTACGTCTAAAACAATCCCCATGGATTGGTATGCACCAGAGGCAGCAGTTATCCAATTAGATGTTACTGGGACAATTAGTGTAGACGTTCAGATTACACTGAAGAACCCCTTCAAAATTGAAGAGGCTGCTCCTTATGCGGTTACTGACCAAGAAGCATATAACTGGTTGAATGATGGTAATTTTACAACGGAGACTGCGGATATAGCGTTACCTTTATCAATGAAAGGCATAAAAGCTATACGTGTTGTAACTAACTCTTATACAAATACTGCTGAAGTACAGGCGTTTGTTTCTCAACCACGCAATACATATTAGGAGATAAATTATGAAAGCAAGAGGAAGTGGAGCTGCTGTACGAGGGTTTAACTTTAATAATGGTGAGAAACCTACGAAAAAGAAATGCTATAAATCAGGTGGTGCAGTGAAGAAAAGAGCCGATACAAAAAAGAGGCAGGAGAGGCAGGAATCTACAAAAAAATCGAGGCAGTAGGAGGGTAGATGACTACTTCAGGTACGGTTGCCTTTAACCTAGACCTTAATAATGTGGTCGAAGAGGCTTTTGAACGGTGTGGTTCAGAGTTACGTACTGGGGGAGACCTTAGGACAGCTCGGAGAAGTTTGAACTTACTCACTATTGAGTGGGCGAATCGGGGTATTAACTTATGGACTATAGAGGAAGGTTCTATAGCGATGGTGGCTGATACAGCTACATATAACCTACCTGTCGATACTATCGACTTGCTCGATATGATAATGCGAACCGGTTCAGGGACTGCACAAAGTGATTTAACTTTAACGCGGATAAGCGTTACCACCTACTCTAGTATACCAGCTAAGAATGTTACCGGCCGACCGGTACAAGCTTGGATAGATAGACGTTCGGGGGCTACTGAATCGAGCGGGGTTATAAATCCAACGATTACTGTGTGGCCCGTACCTGACCAAAGTAGTAAATATACGTTGGTCTACTATCGACTACGGCGGGTACAAGATGTAGGGGCCGCAGGTACAGTCACGCAGGACATCCCCTTTCGGTTTTTACCTGCTATGGTGTCTGGATTAGCATTTTATATGTCTGCGAAGATACCAGAAGCAATACCACGTCGTCAGGAGTTAAAAGCAGACTATGAAGAACAGTTCAGGTTTGCTGCTGACCAAGATAGAGAGAAGGCACCATTACGGATAGCTCCTAGGATATTCCCTATATGACAAATCGAACTTTTGCTTCAGGTAAGCGGGCTCTCGCATTATGTGATAGGTGTGGACAGGAGTATAAATTAAAGACCCTACGGGAACTTACCATTAATGAGAACAAAACGAATTTACTGGTATGCCCTGAGTGTTGGGAACCTGACCATCCTCAGAATAAGTTGGGTAGGGTTAAGGTGCTTGACCCACAGGCATTACGTGACCCGAGACCTGATGCTGCAGAATTGGTAGAAAGTAGAAATATTCAGTGGGGGTGGAACCCTGTAGGGGTAAATAATCCCTATGAATTGCCGGGGATAACAGAGGATTTTAAAGCAACCGCTTCATTAGGTACGGTAACTGTCACGACATCATGAATTACGCAACCCTTGTAAAAACGATAAAATCTTATGTTGAAAATGACTTCCCTCAATCTATTGGGACTGATGGGCTTACGTCTACTGAACAGATAGATACCTTTATAAAACTAACAGAGCAGCGTATTTATAACTCTGTCCAAATTCTTGACCTACGTAAGAATGTGACTGGTTCGGCTACTGCTAGTAACGCTTATATGTCGTTACCGACTGATTGGTTAGCTAGTTTTTCCGTGGCTTCTATTGACCCCAGTACTGGGGCATATACGTTCTTATATGATAGGGATGTGAGTTATATTCGTGAGGCTTTTCCAATACCTGCTACAGAAGGGGCACCAACACATTACGCTTTGTTTGATGACGATACTATGCTTTTTGGCCCTACCCCGGACCAAACTTATTCTATAGAACTTCATTATTTTTTCTACCCAGAAACTATAGTTACAGCTAGTACTACATGGCTTGGGGATAATTTTGATTCTGTACTTTTGGCTGGATGCCTTTTAGAAGCCTATACATTTATGAAGGGGGAGCCAGATGTGCTTGAGATGTATAGAGAAAGATATGAGTTAGCTTTAGGGTTGTTAAAACAGTTGGCTGAAGGTAAGAACAGGCAGGATAACTACACTACTCTACAAACGAGGACACAAGTTAGATGAGCACATCAGAAGTAAGTGGGTTTTTGGGTAATATTCAGGTGTATACTACTCAAGGTAGGGGGCAAACCCCCGAAGAACTAGCTGAACAGGCATTGGACCGTATTATAAGTGTGGGGAATGAGTCTCACCCGCTTATAACTGAACAGGCGCAAGCGTTTAAGAGAGAGATTAAACGGGTTTTAATCCATTATATGCATGCGGCGATTCGAGGGGAAAAGGTAACATTAGTAAATAAATTCACCAAAGCTGGGTTTCCAGAATTGGTTAAAATTCTAGAGGATTAGGAGTAAGTAAAATGGCTATAACAGAAGCGATATGTACGTCTTTTAAAGCAGACCTGCTATTGGGGGTACATAGTTTTCGAGTAGATGGAGGTACTGGTGCAGATACGTTTAAAATGGCACTGTACACATCTTCTGCAACTATTAACGCAAATACTACAGCGTATTCAGCTACCAATGAGGTATCGGATGCAAACTACACTGCCGGGGGTGGTACACTTGCTATGCTAGGTGTAACTGCAACTAATACTAGTACCAGCGCAGGTACTGGGTGGATTGATATTACTGATGAGACTTGGTCTAGTGTCTCCATTACAGCACGGGGGGCATTGATATATAACACTACTCCTTCAGCGAATAATGCGGCTAACGCTCTCGTTGCTAATGCTTCTGTAGCAGTACTTGACTTTGGAGCTGATAAAACAGCTACGTCCGGTGATTTTACAGTTGTGTTCCCTGCGGGCGCAGCTTCTACGGCAATATTGCGGATAGCGTAAAATGACCAATGTAGTCGTCGCTTATGAAGGATATAGTGCCAAGATTGGATGGGGCGAGCAGACCTATGGGGATGGGTTTGATGCTGCATTAGAGGGTACAACAGCTTTAGGTACAGAATTAGTAACTGCCGATGCAAACACCGTAGTAAGTAGTCTTACAGCAACTGGCTCTCTAGGTACAGAATTAGTAACCGCTGACGCGAGTTTAGTTTTAACTGGGATTGGGTTAACCGGCTCTTTAGGTACAGAATTAGTAACTGCCGATGCAAACACCGTAGTAAGTAGTCTTACAGCAACTGGCTCTCTAGGTACAGAATTAGTAACCGCTGACGCGAGTTTAGTTTTAACTGGGATTGGATTAACCGGCTCTTTAGGTACAGAATTAGTAACTGCCGATGCAAACACCGTAGTAAGTAGTCTTACAGCAACTGGCTCTCTGGGTACAGAGCTAGTAACCGCCGATGTAAACACCGCAGTAAGCAGTCTTACAGCAACTAGCTCTCTAGGTACAGAATTAGTAACTGCCAATGCAAACACCGTAGTAAGTAGTCTTACAGCAACTGGCTCTCTAGGTACAGAATTAGTAACCGCTGACGCGAGTTTAGTTTTAACTGGGATTGGGTTAATCGGCTCTTTAGGTACAGAATTAATAACTGGTGCTTGGGGGCCTGTCGATGATTCCGAAACTACTAGTTGGAGTCCAGTAGATGATTCCGAAACTACTAGTTGGAGTCCAGTAGATGATTCCGAGACTACTAGTTGGAGTCCAGTAGATGATTCCGAGACTACTAGTTGGAGTCCAGTAGATGATTCCGAGACTACTACATGGTCAGAAGCAGCTTAATAGGAGTAAATAATGGCTAGTACATATTCAGATTTAAAATTTCAACTCATGGCTACCGGGGAGAATTCCGGTACGTGGGGTAATGTCGTCAATGATAATTTTAGCATTGCTATTGAGGAGGCTATAGCAGAGTCAACTGATGTCGCTATTTCTTCAGGTTCAGATACGACAATATCGCTTACAAATACTAACGCAACACAACCAGCTCGACACTTCCGGTTAAATTTAACGGGGACATCCAGTGGAACAGATAGTTGTATTGTCCCTGCTATCGAGAAGCCCTACCTCGTTACTAACGCTGCTAATGCAGCTGTAACCGTAAAAGTCTCAGGGCAAACAGGAGTATCCGTACCTAGCGGTAAAACGATGTGGCTCTATATTAACGGTACTGATGTAATAAATGCCGTGACTGCGGTTGATTCTCTCACAATAGATAATATTACACTAAACGGTAATACCATTAGTTGTGCAACTGGTTCTAATTTAGAAATAGTGCCGTTTGCAGGTCAGAACATACGACTTGATGGAGCGATAGTTATTGATGCGGGAGTAGTAACAGGAGCAACCTCTATTACTTCAACGGCGTTCGTCGGAGATATCACTGGTGATGTCACAGGTAATGTTTCAGGCACAGCCGCAACAGTAACAGGGGCGGCACAAGCAGCTATTACAAGTTTAGGGACTCTTACAACTCTCACGGTTGATAATATCACTATCAACGGGGCGGCTATCAGTTCGGACACTGGGGCTATATCATTTAGTGACGAGGATATAACCACAACTGGACAAGTTAATGCTGCTAATTTTTCGTCAACAAGTACAACTGTTGGTGATGATTCTGTAACATCGTTTACAACAGTCAGCGGAGCAATATTGAAAATTGGTGTTGGTGGTGGTGCTGCTAATGCTAGACCAAACGGGTTTGTTAAGATAGAAGCCTCCGAGACTCCATTTGAAATTGCTTTGGAGAGAACGACAAATATTGACTTTTCCACATCGGCTCTTAGTGGCACTACGGGGACTGATGGTAATGTAACTATCTCAGTCAACGGCACAACTTGTTATATCGAAAACAGGTCAGGTGGCACACAGGTTTATGACACAACTTTATTTAGTAGATAGGTGATAATATGATAATTAAAGGTTATGAATTAAATGGTGGTCATTACATAAGTGCTGTGCTTGAAATGTCCACTGGTGAGGATATAACAACATCGTTCCAAGATGCAGAACTATCAACGCTTGGTAAGCAACTAGCGTCTATCAATGACTACAGTGACAATATTGAAGCGTATCCAGACTTAACAGAACTAAGGGCTTTAGCTAATGTGTGCTTCAGCCCCTCATTCGCCAAACACTTAAAAATAGATGGTGAGAGAAATATCCTAATTGATAGGGTGGCGCATGATCCATTAAGTGATCTGCCAGATATTAAGGCTGTCACTGATATTGTGCATACACCAGAAGTCGTCCAGACATACAAGGTTAAGCACCCCAAACAAAAAACCGTTAAGGTAATGAAACCTTGCGAGTGTATTGAAGTTATTGATGGTAAGGCGGTATGCTGCATTAAAGAAAAAGAAGTTGATGAGCGTGTGTTTGATTACTTGCCTATGTTTAACGAAGATGGCACTCCTGCATTAGATGCGGAAGGGAATCAAAGAACCCACCAAGTCCCGGTTATGGAAGGTGACTAAGCAACTTCTTAATTGGTTAGGACACGCGGGAGTAGCTCTACTCTTAGCCCTCCCGTTTGCTTTATGTGGTGTACCAGAGTTTGGGCTTTTATTTGCGATAGCTGTCTTATATGGTCGTGAGTGTGAGCAGATACAGGCTAAGTACCACCCCGACTTAAAGAAAGAGTTGATAGCGTATATCCCCGGCATACTTCCGGAGTGGCGCAAGGTCGATAGAATAGTAGATATTTTAGCTGGGTTTTCAGCGAGTGTTTATTTTTTCATTTAGAACATGAATATGGAAAAAATAATTAATAACGTCATGCACCTAATTATAGCTTCAGCTTTAATTAAACTAGGTAGTGTGATTTTTATCTTACACACTGAAGTAGCTGTCCTCTCTACCACAGTGGGGAACTTAGAGTATGTTGTTCGTATTGAGATGTCAGATAAGTGGACAGGTACAGATGCCGAGAAAGTTTGGAATCGTCAAAATGCGTGGAATGATATGACTGAGGAGACTTTAGATGACCATGATATGACTCTAGTTGATTTAGAAAAAAGGTTATTCCTTAGGGAAGCAGATAGGGTAATTAGGTAATGAATCTATCAGAACACTTTACTATGGTAGAGGCAATGAAATCTTCTACCGCTGATAGGAAAGGTATTGATAATTCACCTATGGATATTATTGTCCCTAGGCTAAAGCGTGTTGCGGATAATGTCTTAGAGGTAGTACGTGCGGAATTTGGTTCTTTCTCTCCGAGTTCTTGGTATAGATGTTTAGAGCTTAATCAAGAGATAGGGAGTAAAGATACATCGCAGCATGTGCTAGGTGAAGCAGTTGACTTTGAAATTGTAGGGCTACCGAATAGAGAGTTAGCTTGTTGGTGCGCTGAGAATCTAGCTACTTTTGACCAGATTATACTAGAATTTTATAACGAGCGACTTCCAAATGCGGGATGGGTGCATGTATCCCTTATAGAGGATAAACCTAACCGCGAGAATATATTAACAATTAGTAACAAAGGGGTAGTAGAGGGATTACCGGCGTAAGGGATATATTATGGAACCACAATATGTAATCGACCTATTAGAGCTTTATTGGTGGGCAATAATGGCACTTACAGCTTCACCCCTTATTGGGTATGCAGTTACACAGAGGTATAAAGCATGGAAAAAAAGACAGGGTGGGGCTAGTAGTAGTGACCTCTTTAAAGGAGGGCTTGCAGGGATTATCACCTTTACTCTTTCTTTTGCATTTTGGTTTAAGTATGAAATGGATTGGCAAGCGGCGCTATACATGGCTTTAGCGATAGGAGTTTTTCAACCTTTTATAGTACGGGGGCTTATGGGGGTTTTAAAACGCAAAGCTCCAAAAGTATACGACGAACTTGCGGCGGGTGTGGATGAAAAGACTAGGTTTACTCCTTTTGGTAACGATAGAACTAGGAGGTTAACTCCAGAAGAGGTAGAGGATATAACTGGGGCACATAAAATTGGATAGTTTAATCGACAGGCTGATACCGACTTCCCCCCGAGATTGGGTTACCCTTCTTGTTGTCGGTATTGGCCTTGTCGTCTTATATAAGATGTTCGGTGACATAGCGGCTACAGCTCTTGGTGGAATTTTTTTTCAAGGTAGTAATGAGAAGCAGAAGAAAGCTAAGGTTATTGAACAGCATTATAAGAAGATGGCTAAAGTACATATGGCTGCTGCAGAAGAGGCAAACCAAGATGCCGCAACAGTGGAACATGAGATTAAGCTTTTAGACGAGAAAGTCTTTGTTGATAGCGGAGAGAGTAATGCGGATATTGTTAATCGTATTCACAGTACTGGTCTTTAGTGGCTGCACGACTACTCGTCCGAAAGAGCCAGATGCCGTAAAGATTATGGCGGGTGTGGAGTATCTTAAAAGAGATGTTCCGGAAGAAATTAAGCTGTCGAAGATACAGCTGCCTTCATTAAAAGAGTGTGGAGAGTTTTTATGCCTATCGAATATAGACTGGAAGAAGATGGAATTTGAGATACAGAAAGTACGAGAGAAGCTATTTCTTCGGCATGAAGCAGATAAAAGCCGTAATAGAGCTTATAATGAATTAGTCGAAACATTAGGAAAAGAACAAGTGGCTTACGCTTACTCAATTTATCGGAACGATATGCTAACTGAAGAAGTACAAACACTATGGTTTACTTCCACATTTCAAAAGTGGACCGAGCGTTTAGGGTTCGGGCTTATTGTTTGTTTTGCAACTGGAGCTTGCCTCTAATGGCGTTTATACCTTTAAAGTTTTCCCCCGGGGTTAATAAAGATGTAACAGCCTATGCAGGTAAAGGCGGTTGGACAGAGACCGAAAAGGTACGGTTTCGTTCAGGTACCCCACAAAAGATAGGGGGTTGGACTAAATATATACCCGCCACATTAGTAGGTACATGCCGTCAATTATGGACGTATATTACTACTTTCGGGGATAATCTTTTAGCGATAGGCACTAATGAAAAAGTGTATCTGGAAGTAAGTACCACACTCTATGATATAACCCCTCTTCGGACTACATTAACAACCACACAGACTGATAACTCGATGACGACCGCCAGTGGGTCTACTACGGTGACGTTTGACCTCGCCAGTGGAGTTCATGGGGCTGTTACAGGGGATTACGTTACTATTTCAGGGGTTACAGGGGATATAGGGGGTGTACCTGATGCTGAAGTAAATGCTAACCATCAGATAACTCAAATTGATACAGATTCTTTTACGATTGTGGTTACTACAGCAGCCAGTTCTACCGTTGCTGGTGGTGGAGGTACCGCAATCTCTATGGCGTTTGAAGTAGCTGTAGGTAATGCTTCTCCTACATGGGGGTATGGATGGGGGACAGATACATATGGACGTTTAACTTGGGGGTCAGGGAGTGTGACACCAGTTACAAACGAACAACAGGACTGGTGGTTTGACCATATAGACAACGATTTAATACTTAGTGAGCGAAACGGGGCTGTTTATTATTGGGTTAGGGGGACTGCAACTAACCCAACTAGTGTTTTGGGTACTCGTGCAGTGACTCTAGCGAGTATCGCTACAGGTTTAGGGTATGACGCTAACGCTGTTCCCGTTAAAGTTATGCAGACTTTAGTCTCTCAGAATGACCAACATTTAATTGCTTTTGGAGCAGTTCCTTATGGGAGTGTAGCCACGGCTGATTTTGACCCTTTGTTAATTAGATGGGCTAATCAGGATGACCCTTCCCAGTGGACTCCGAAGGTTACTAATTCAGCTGGGAGTATCCGTTTATCTAGAGGTTCTGAGATTATTGCGGCCCTATCTACTAGACAGGAAATATTAGTTTGGACGAACTCTAACCTATATTCTATGCAGTTTCTTGGTACTACTGACGTATTCGGAGTGCATTCTTATACAGATACCATATCTATAATGGGGCCACGGGCAGTTACTACAGCGAACGATATAGTGTATTGGATGGGGAAAGATAAGTTTTATGTATATGACGGACGTACACAAACACTACCTTGTACGCTTAGGGCTCATGTGTTTGGGGATATTAACCTCAATGAGGGGCAAGGAGTACAAGTCGTAAGTGGGACTAATGAAGAGTGGAGTGAGATATGGTGGTTCTACCCTAGTGCCACTGCCTCTTGGAATGATAGGTATGTAGTTTATAACTACGCAGAACGTATCTGGTATCATGGGAATATAGTTAGAACTGCTTGGTTGGACTCTTCCTTACGGGATAAACCACTGGGGGTTAATTCTAATGAGACCACAACGGATGGGGTTTTATATAATCATGAAGATGGGTTAGATGACGCTGGTAGTGCTATGACTGCCTATATAAAATCTAATGATTTTGACCTTTCTGAGGGTGATAAATTAATGCTTTCCCGACGTATACTACCCGATGTTGACTTTACTGGTTCTACAGCAGGTACACCGACACTTACGATGCAGGTACAATCTCGCCAATTTCCGGGGGATGCGTTAGCTGCAGATTCATCTGATACACAAACAGTTACTAATAGTGCAGTAGGGGTATATACTAAACAGGTTTTTATACGTGCTCGGGGTAGGCAGATGGCGATAACTATACAGTCTACAGATGCAGGGGTTCAGTGGCGGGGCGGTGTTTCTCGTATTGATGTACGTCCGGATGGGAGGCAATAATGTCTCATACAGTTACTAAACCTACCCCTTTACCACAGCCTCCAATGGATTATAACCCTCAATATATGAGGCAGCTTCTTCGGGTTTTAGAGTTACAGGCTGACCTTGTAGAGAGTGCAAGGCATACAGATAATATGGCTGCGCGTAGATATGCGCTGTTGGTAGGTTAAATGTCCCATATACAAGAAAAACAAATAGCACAAGCAAGGCAGAATGGTACTAGTGCAGTATCGGTATATTCTCCTGCAGTTAAAACTACGGCGATTATAAGGAATGTAACCTTATGTAACCAGACTACGGCGAGTGCTACGTTTCGTATATTTCTGGATGATGATGGAACAACTTACGATGAGAGTACAGCTTTATTTTATGATGCGCCTATAGCGGCTAAGACTACTATATCTATAGATACGTTTTGGGCAATGAACAATGCTGATGGGAATTTAGCCTATAGAACTTCTGTGGCTAACGCGATAACTATCACGATATTAGGAGCAGAGATTACGTAATGAGTATCGACGTATATCCAGAGGTAGTAGAACCGCCTTTTTCAGACCAAATCGCGCAGGGGCTTGTTCCGGGTACGTCTACCTTTTTTGGATTCGGAGAACATTCGATATCAGGTTCGTCTAATAATGTAGATATTTGGGGTGGTCCAACTGATACTCAACCTGAGCCTGATACGGGTGGTTTTGCTTTATTTGTCACCTCTAGCAGTACAAGTGATGATGGAGACCCGGCAGGAGTAGGAGCGCAGACAGTCCATATTCATTATTTGGATACGTCAGGAGCAGAGCAAAGTGTTAGTGCTACTCTGAATGGGACAACTGAGGTTGATACGGGTGTTTCTGACTGTATGTTTGTCCAACAGCATCATATAACGGCAGTAGGAAGTAATAATGTAGCAGTAGGGGATGTAGATTGTTTGGCTGGTAGTGGCGGTGCAGTTATTAGTCGTGTAAGTGCGGCTGGGAACCAATCAATGTCAACAATGAAACAGGTTCCCGCTGGTTGTAGGTTAACGGTTACAGGTTGGCATGCCTACGGTGTAGCGGGTACTACTAAGATAGCAAATATACGAATACGCTCTTCTGCACATGATGAGGTATTAAATACTGGGGTATACTATTTCCATGATTCGGCAAGAGTTAAGGATTCAACTTCAGGTGAGGTTCCTTTATCGGTAATTGTCCCTGCTTTAGCTGTAATTAAAATAAGTGCATGGACTACAGGAACGATAGATGTAGGAGCAAGATGGTCGGGGTACATAGAAACTATTTAAACATATTTAGGAATTTATTATGAGCTTACAAGTACTAGCGAAAGGGTTGGAATCAAAAGGTCGTAACAACGATACGATGTTGATTCATATGACTCCAAATGAAGTTAATAGTCTCCACGGACTAGCACTACGTAATGGTGGAGAATTAACCATTAATCCGGAGACAGGACTCTATGAAGCTGGTTTTCTGGATGTTTTACTACCTATAGCAGCGGGATTTCTACTTGGACCAGCTGGTCCAATCGGTTTAAGTGCTATGCAGGCTTCACTAGCCGTAGGCGGGACAGCTGCTCTAATTACTGGGGATATAGGTGAAGGGTTTAAAGCAGGATTAGGTGCTTTTGGTGGACATTCTATGAGTGGTGCTGTTAGTGCCGCTACTGCTGGTGCGGGGAATGTCCCTGTAGGTGCTGAACTTGGTACAGGGATAACACCGGAAGCCACTGCGCAGGCTACAAGGGAGTTAGGTACTAATCCTATACTAAATGTTACGGGGAATGAGAGTGTATTCTCAACCCCTATGACTACAGATTCTATCGCCCAAACCGCTACTAATACTGCTGAAGCAGCAGCTCCATGGTGGAAGAGTAAATGGGCGGTACCTGTTGCTGCTGCTGGGTTATCTCTTATGAGCCAACAGCAACAACCCGGAGCCCCTCAACCGAAAGCAGGGGAATCTAATTATGGTGGACCTTATATGCCCGTATCTCGGGAGCAAAACATACAAGACCCACAAGCTGCAGCGGCGGGGCAAGAGGAACATCAGTTTTTTAATCCGGTTAACCCCCTAA